ACCAGCAACTGGTCCACCAGCTCCTGCTCCACCACTAAAACCAGCGGCTCCTGTGCCACCTGGGTCTGTGTTAACTGTAGGAGGTGCTTCTGATAAGAATGCACGTTCCTCTCTTAAAAATCTTTCTTGGTTTTCTAGAAGTTGTGCGGTAACTGCTCTCCTATGGTTGTCTTGGATTTTTTCTAATCCTTCTGCCTCTAGGAGGGGTTGCCACTTCTTCTGGAGTTGTCCAGAGTTGAACATTTGGCTTTTCCTCTAATGTTTGAGTAATTTAAAATTAATGACTATTGGAACTTAGTAACTGCTTGAAGGTATTGTTCCATTGCTGGAGATACGTCCTCAGCAATAGCATCTTCAGTAGATACTTCCTGAGACTCAACTACAGGTTTCGCTTTGAAATACGATTCCTTGAGAGTAGTGAGCTTATCTCGGTATTGTTCTTCACTTTCAAACTCAACACCTTTAGATAGTTCGGAGAGTTTATCCTTTTGAGATAACGCCAAACCTTCACTTACTTCATCTAGAATGTTGTCGGAAACAGATGCTGATAGACGCTTAGTCAATGCGACATTACTATCGATCTGTTCGTTGAGTTTTGTTTCCATCTCATCTAACTTGGAAGTCATTGCTTCCAATACATCATATTTGTCTTCAGGGATTTCTACATAATGTTCTTCAAAAAGTGACTTTAGGCCACTCATAAAGGACTCAGAGAGTTCTTCTCTGATTCCAGTTTCGACTTGTAACGCATTCTCGTTGATCCATTCGTTTGCAACGTACTCTAGATAGGAATCAACACGTTCAGTCAACTCAGTTCTAAGTCCAGCATACTCTTCAGCAAGCTTTTCTTCGTACTGAGCTTCTAGATTGCTTTTTAACTCTTCAATCTTGGACTTAACAGCAGCCTCAAAGATTGTAGCAGTTTTCTCTTTGTATTCGTCAGAGAGATCTTCACCTTCTACTAATGCTGCTACGTCATCAGCAACATCGATAGTTAGTTCTTCGACTTTCTCTTCTTCAGAAACAACGGTTTCATCGTTAGCAGGTTCTTCAGAAACAACTTCTTCAGATTCTGCCTCTACTTCCTCGTTAGCACCTTTACCATATCCTGTACTCTTCAGAGCAGAAGGACCAGGTAATTGTACTGTTCCAGCAGATCCCTTAGTTTGAACATCACCTGTCTGTGCAAACTTTGCACTAGGTGTCTTCAACTTATTGGAATCATCTGTAGGTTTGTTATTTGTAGGAGTAGGACCACCCAAATCTTCTATTGGTGCATTGTCGGGCACATAGTTTGGAGTTTTGGGTTGTGGCTCTGCGGGTTTAGCACCTTTGGTAACCTGGTTCTCCATCTCATTTAGTGTTTTTTTCGCAGCCATTGGTTAACGTTCCGTAACTTTCCTGTTTTATACTGTATTTATTTAGACAACTATAGATCTGATAGGAATTCTGCAAACAACGCAAGTTTGTGTGCTTCTAAAACTTTCTGATCTACCATCGTATTTATTGTTCTCTTTGTCTCTTCTAATCTATGCTCACGCAATACTCCACCTTCCCATACCCATTCCTTTCCTTCCATCACACCATCTACAAAAGCATCTGGTGCACTAGGGTCTGCTACTATATCAGCAGCAGTGGCAAGCATAAAGTCTTCACCGACATAACTTACACCATCACGACTTATAATAGAACCCATTCCTCTAGAAGATACACCTAACTTTACTCCTTCCCCAATAAGAGAAGAAGCTATCTTACCCATAGGGGTAGAAAGTATCTGTGCTTTACCAATAAAATTATTACCCTCTTGTGTAAGAGATGTTATTTTATGTGATACTCTATCTAAGTTTATCTGTGGTCCATCTGGATGACCTAACTCTCCAAGGGCACGACCCTTTTCAACAAAAGATTCAGAATAACGCTTTACCTCATTTACCATAGTTTGTAGAGGATAGCAACGCTTATTACGATTGACTATCTCTGCCTGTAAAAATGGTCCTTGAATATAAAGTGTTTTCTTACCATCCTTTTCTTCGGTAAGAACTTCTACTGATTCAATTTCTTCAGAAATTAACTTCATCCTATTCCTACCTCGTGTAAGTGCATTGTGCTACCATCAGAAGTTTCAGGTGCTAACCTAAAGATAACTGACTTTGACAACGTTGCGGTTCCTGTGAAATCTGCTAGGGCAGATGTATTTGCACTAACTGTAATAGTCTGTTTGTAATCATTCCACTGTTGTGGTGCTGACTTAGCAGTAACTTCTACATGTGCTATGGTGCTATTATAAGCACCGACAGCCGATCCAGATAAGGTAACATAGTCACCAACTTGAATCTTACTATCTGTGTGGTCTATAGTAATAACAGCAGATGCTGCTTTACTAATTGCTGACACTGGGGCGTTTGCAGGGTGACCATAACGATAAAGGAAGTCATTTCCTTTCTCTATATGGAACGAACCTACACCTGCCTGAGCAGCTGTATTGCAAACTGATAAGTGACCACTCTTTTTCTCTGAACTACAAGCAACATACAGGACACCTGTTTTTACTATCTGTGCGTCAGAAACTACAGAAGTTGCATTAGCAGATGTTAACTCACCATGATCGGCTACCAGTTTTAATGGTTGTGATGCTGTCATTCTTCTTCCTGTTGTTCTTGTTCTGGTTCAACGGCAGCGGCTACTGGTTCTTCGACTTCACCTTCTACAGGTTCTTCAGCGTCTCCGAATATTCCTTTTGCAACACTAGGAGTTAACTGATCAACTTTTTCAGATGATTTTTGATACAATACAGTTTTGATTGCATCATGTACTTCGGAAGGTGAAGCATCTGATGCCATCATGCCAAGTAATTCATTCGTATCCATTATGAATGTTTAGTAAAACGCTAAGTATATTTATATCTTCGCTTTCTTGATGTCTAATTGAGGAGCCTTTGCTATACCTGCATCTTTCTTACCATTTAGGTCTGGTTCTTTAGGATTAGCACCCATCTCCCCACCAGCATCTGCAAATTGTCCCTGCATGATTTGATTTTGCGTTTCAATTGGAACACCTACACCCGCTTCATTTTCTTCCTCCATCTCCTGTGCCATTTCTTCTATCTCCTCGTCAGTCTGACGTAATACCTTACGTTTGACATAATCTCTAGAATAGTATGTACCGATATATGGTTCAATGGCAGTCATGATATTGAGACGTTCAGTCATCAACTCATGATCTTTTAGTTCTGCAAAGTGATTGTCATAAACATAATCAAATTGTATATGTTCTGCTATCTTATTCCAGTCTTCTGGTGTTACAATATTCTTCAATACTAATTGAGTCTTCAATAGATCTAGGAATAATGCACTAAATCTTTTTCTCAAACGACCAACAAACTTACTAAACATAAGTTCGTCACGTAAAATCTCAGATGATCTACCTAGATTGAAACCACCAGTATCTCCAATACGAGACTCAGGTACATTCAATGATCGATATAATTTCTTTTGGAAGTACTCGATGTCTGTAAGTTCTCCAAGATTTTGTCCACCTGGGAGCGTAGAGATCTCAGTGCCTCGTCCACCTTCTCGTCTCGGTAACCAGAAGTCTTCGAGCATTGACATGAATTTTTTATCATCTTTAATTTCTCCTGTATTAGCATCGTAAACTAACTTATTACGATAGCGTTGCATTACATCACGTAGGTATTGTTCCGCTTTCACCTTCGGAAGATTACCAACGTCAATATAGAATATTCTTCTTTCTGGAGCACGAGAAAGTCTGTATATAACAAGAGAGTCCTCAATCATTCTCAACTGGTTGAGACCCTTGATTGCCTTATGTAAGTATGAAAGTGTAATCTTTTTATTACGATCTACCAGACCTGAATGAACATATGTAATAGAATCCTTAGCAATCTTTATTCCTTTACCTGCTACTGTACCAAACTTCTGTGCTACTCCTTGAGGATAGTAGGTATAGAATTCTGTAATCTTACTATCTTTTTGAACTTCTCCATTATCTTTACCTGCATTAGGTAAAGCCATGGCACCTCTTTCTTTATCATTAGGTTTTACTCTCATCAACTTTATCTTGAGAGCATCAATATATCTAATTTCTTTTATACCTTCATCAGGCTTCTTTAGGTCAATTACTTTATGATAGTAAAGTCTACCGTCTGTATACCAGTTTCTAAAAATCTCGTGAGACTTCTTATCAAATTCTAATAAGTCCTTTACAACTTTGAACTCTTCTCTTATAATCTTCTTTAGATTATCACCAACTTGTAAATTGTCTAGGTCTATTTCTACAGGACTATCGTTCAGATCACTAACGATTGCTTCATTTACTACATGTTCAATAGCAGTATCACACTCAGGGTGTAATGCCATATCACGATAACGTTTTATTATGTCAAACTCTGTACGGAATACTCCTTCAATATCAACATACTGTCCATAAAAACCTGACGAAAGGTAATAATCAGCACCGTCCTCCTTATTAGGTGGAACTGGACTGACTATACCTTTCGACTTCTTTTCATCGTCGCTGATAGAGAAACCAAAAAGCTTGGCCATAATATTATTTTACCTTATACTGTATTTATTATACCACAGAACCAGCATTTGCACCGTTATATGCAGTCCAGTACTGTACTTGTAGTGTTACTTGGAACTCTTCGATAGCATCTGGTTGATCATAACTCAACTCAATACCACCAACTGCACTTGGCCAACATCCTACCATCTGGTAACGACGTAGTACAGGCAGTGTAGCAGGGTTATCTTTACCTGCAACGTTTAGTTCTGTTTGTGCTCTACCTAATTGGTTTACCGTCCAATCTGAGAAGTAGCTGCTAGGATTGATTGTACCAGATCCGTCAGATACTTTTACGATGAAATTAGCCCATCTCTCAAATGCTTCTCTCAGTTTAAAATCACCGTCATTCACAACAGTAATTACCCAAGGATCGAATCTACGATCACCTGCTACTTTGAGTTGACGACCACGAAAAGGTACTACTACTTCAGCAACGTTAGATGCTGGTAATTGTGCTCCCTTGATCAACATACGGTATGTTGTGTCTTCGATCTCATCATCGAATATACCTACCCCAGATGGAAAGTTTAGCTCAACCTCAAATAGATTAGGACGAGCACCACCACTAACCAGTCTGGACTTGAAAGAGTCTATAGACCTCTCGTTATTAGGTATAGAAAAAATGTTCCTATCTAATGCCATGGTTGGGTTCTCCTTATACAGTACCTACAACTTCACTGAAGGATACTCCAGTGCGTGTGGCGACAAATGTTAGACCGATAAAGTTGATCGATCTTGCTGGCTTAATGAATATATCAGCGATAAATTCATTCCGATCAATAACATCAGGGGTGTTATTGGTCTCATCACAAACAAGCAAGAAGTCGGTTATACCTCGTTTTGCTTGTACATCCCTTAGGAATGGTTCAACAATGTTCACGAAGTTACTTCGTGTACCTGCATCGTTGAGTTCAAAGAGTTGTGCTTTAGCAGCATTTTCAATTGCCTTTTCAACTGTAATGAATAATCTTCTTACGTTGATTCTATCGAAAGCACTCTCATAAGAAAGACCAGTCTTATCACCAAATAGGATAATTCCAGATCCAGGTTGTGAGATTATTGGATTGATCCGATCAGAATAGAGTTGATCTCTTGCATCTTGACCAGGATTGAATGCTAATTTGATTGCAAAGTTAATACCACCTCGTACTTGTCCAGCAGGTGAGAACCAAGGGTAGTTATCCCTATCAGTTCTAACACATAGACCAGCAACGTCAGAAGAAGTTGGCATCCAAACAAACTTCTTATTGAATCTATCGTACACGTACTGATAACCAGCATCGAAGATAGCGTATGATGAAGATGTTATAGGACCGAAGAACTCAAGTGTATTCTTCAGTTGATCAGCAGAATCAGTCACATTTACAAGTGATGCTCTGTTTGGTGAAATGAACGTAATGCAATCTTTACGTCCTTCACAAATCTGTATGAGCTTGTTAGCTTTCGCTTGCTCTTCTTCTTTTGATCGATATGCACTACCTTGTAGTAAGAAGCGAATATCACTGTCTACAGGATCTGCAAACTTATCATATGCTGTGAGTATGTCACCTAATGGTGCATTGAATACTCCGATTCCTGTATAATCAAGTCCACCAGTTAGATCGTATGCTTGATTACCGATTGAACTAAACTTGACATTCTTAGAGTCTTGACCCCATGCTGCACCGTTTGTTGTAACAGGAGTAAATCCACTAGAGAATCCAGATGCTATTGAATCTGTACTCCAATGAGCATCAGCACCACTTGTTAGTGAAGCACCTGCCCAAAGGTTCTCTGAATTATTTGCTAAGAAATCTTTATAATATATTGACCTTCCACCTGACTGTTGAGCATCCTTTGCCTTGGAAAGGTTAGGGTGCTTCTCAAGTATAGATCCTACATCACCAGTAACAGAACCACCAGCGTCAATGACTACAACGTGAATCGCATCATTGTCACCATCACGGTTTGATACGTAGTTGTTTACTTGTGGTCTGTTCAGAACTGCCTTCCAAGGAAGAGTAACTAAGTCAGTACCACCATCAGCAACACTCGTCAGAATGTTTTGTGAGTTGTACCAATCAGCAGTTACTATTGTTGTAGATGCTGATGCAGTGGTAGTACCACTTGAATTAACAAAGTTTAGTAAACTACCAGTCTTGAATTCTCTCTGCGAATTACGAGTATAATCAACTAAGGTCTCAGTTCCATCCTCTGCTACTGTACTTACCACTCTGACATCTACTGTTGTAGCAGTCTTACCAGTAACAATACCTTTCAGAATACCAGTTGCAGGTGTAACTGTACCAACACCAATCGTTTGACCAGTTAGATGTTGAGTAACACCAGCACCAACAGTCACGTTACTTATTGTACCGCTAGTAAATGTTGGTGTTAGTATCTGGTCTGCATAGTTATCGATAACAGCAACTTTCAAGTCATTTGCAAACGATCCAGGGTTCTTCGCAGCAAAGTACCAATTCACATCATCAGCATGATTGTTATTATAATCATCTGTATTTTCTATAACCAAAGGAGTTGTGTATGCAACACCAACCCCTGCGTTCGGGTTCTTGAGATCTCCTCCAGCAGATCGAACAACATCTAACTTACCACCGTAAGATAGAAAATTGCTCGCTGCATTAAAAGTCTCGTAATGGAAGTCAGTGGTTCCCACCCCTGGCTCACCAAACACGTCCACTAGCTCTTTTTCGCTATTGATTCGTGTAATTTCATTTACAGGACCTTTCCTAAAAGGACCGACAAAACCCCCAACGACGTTGATACTAAAATCCACGCCACCACGAGTTAGGTCAACCTCTTTTATTGAAATCCCTGGAGATGCTAATCGAAGTGCCATTCTAACTCCCTACTGTCCCTGAATTGACTATAGATTATTTATCGAAAAGCGTATTTAGCGGGGATTCTCGCAGACTAAACGTGATATTCCCACATGAAGGATCTGTCTCCATACTCATCAGACTTCCATACATCACCATTACTATCAACAACTTCTTCTTCCAAATCGTCAAACCCATCTGATACGAATCCAAATGGTGCCATGTCTTGTTCTATCGCATTCTTTTGCTCTTCATATATACGTTTTCTTACGTCCTGATCAGTCATCTCCTTGAAATAATCTTGTGCAACTAACCATGCAAATATAACCAAACACATTGCTAGGTCATCATTACATCCTTCCTCTGCCTCAAAAGATTGTTTCTTCTGAATGAAAGTAGTAAGTTCACTTATGATATTATAATCCATGAAAGTAAGTTTATCTTCTTCCACTAAAGTCTTCAGGTTAGA